ATTCGATATCGAGACCACAGGTCTTGACCCCAAAACAAGTAAGATATTCTTGATAGGGATGAAAGACAATCGTGGTTTTCTAAAATTATTATCAGCACAAAATGAAGATGAAGAAAGACAAATGATTGTCGACTTCTTTAAGACTATTGATGAGTTAAAACCATCTTTGATTGGGGGTTACAACTCAGCATTCTTTGACTTCCCGTTTATTTTGAAAAGAGCGGAAATATTAAATTTAAACATTAAAAAAATATCAAAGACCTTACATCCTGATTACACATTGAAACAAAAAGATGGTATCCTAAAGTTAGCAAACGAAATGGAACCATACGTTCAGACTCAGATGTGGGGGTATAACATTGTGGATATTGCTCACGCAGTTCGTAGAGCACAAGCGATTAACTCAGACATTAAGAGTTGGTCTTTGAAGTATATTACCAAATTTATTGAAGCGGAAAAACCAAATCGCGTTTATGTTGAAGGGGATAAGATTGGTAAAATCTATTTTGATAATCTTGAATATTGGATGAACAAAGAAAACGGAGCTTACAAAAAAGTTGGGTTTGATTCAAAAATAGATGAGGTCTGTAAAAGAAGAGATGATGTTTATAAACTAGTTACGGGTTCAAAAATTATTGAGGACTACTTGGACGATGACCTTTATGAAACGATGATAGTTGATGAGCAGTTTAATCAAGCAAACTTCTTGTTGTCTAAACTTGTACCAACAACGTATGAGAGACTTTCAACTATGGGGACCGCAACATTATGGAAAATGATTATGTCCTCATGGTCATATAAACATAACTTGGCATTACCAAGAAAATTAGAAAAAAGAAAGTTTACAGGAGGACTTTCTCGTTTGGTTCAGGTTGGGTTCTCTAAGAACGTATTGAAACTTGACTACTCTTCACTATACCCATCTATTCAGTTGGTTCACGACGTATTCCCTAAATGTGACGTAACAGGAGCGATGAAAAGTATGTTAAAGTATTTCCGTGATACTCGTATTAAATATAAGAACTTAGCAAGTGAATATAAGTCTATTGACCCTAAACTTGCAATTTCTTATGACCGTAAACAATTACCAATTAAAATCTTTATCAACGCATTCTTTGGTTCATTATCAGCTCCACAAGTATTTCCATGGGGTGATATCGATATGGGTGAACAGATTACTTGTACGGGTAGACAATATTTAAGACAGATGATTATGTTCTTTATGAAAAGAGGTTATGTTCCACTTGTAATGGACACGGATGGTGTAAACTTTGAAACCCCAGAAGATAGAGAAGAATATAAGTATATTGGAAAGGGATTGAATGGATTGGTTAAAGAAGGTAAGGAATATATTGGAGCAGAAGCGGATGTTGCCGAATATAATGATTTATTTTTAAGAGGTGAAATGGGATTAGATATTGATGGGGTTTGGCCTTCAACAATTAATGTGGCTCGTAAAAACTATGCTCTTCTTACAGATAAGGGTAAAGTAAAACTAACAGGTAATAGTATTAAATCTAAAAAACTTCAAACCTATGTTGCTGAATTTTTGGATAAAGGACTTCGAATGTTATTAGATGGTAAGGGTGGTGAGTTCTTGGATTTCTACTATGAGTATGTTGACAAACTTTATAACCGACAAATCCCTTTGGCTAAAATCGCAAACAAAGCTCGTGTTAAACAATCAATAGATGACTACAAAGTTCACATTACTAAAACCACAATAGCTGGTAATATGATGTCCCGTCAAGCACATATGGAACTTTTAATTAAAGAAGGTAAAAATCCCGGTCTTGGTGACACAATCTTTTATGTTAATAATGGTGAAAAAAAATCACATGGTGACGTTCAAAAGAAAAAAGATGAATTAGTTTTAAATTGTTATATGATTGACGAACGTGATATTGAAATGAATCCAGACTTATTGGGTGAGTATAATGTTCCAAGATATATTGCAGCATTTAACAAAAGAATCGAACCATTACTTGTTGTTTATAGACCTGAAATCAGAAAAGACATTTTAATCGAAGACCCAAAAGATAGACCTATCTTCACTAAGACTCAAACTGAATTAGTACGTGGGTATCCTATGAAAGAGGTTCACCAAGACACATTAGAAGAAGTATTAACGTTATCTGATACAGAATTAACGTTTTGGAAGAATGTGGGCATTGACCCTTACTATATGTATTTGGATGGAACGGTAGATTTAGTAGATACCAAATGGGTTGAAAATAACAGAGTTTTAATGGAGAAATATGTTCAACAACAAAAGAAAGTAGACGCTGATGAGTATTATGAATTTGATGTTGATGGTGATTTAATGGCTCTTAGTTTCGACTAAGAGTCCTTCAATCCGTCAGATGAAAGAATATACCAAAAGTCACCTATTTTTCTGTATTCAACACAAGCACCTTTATCTAACTCAATAACGTCAAATTCTTCATCAATTAAAGAATCGGCACTAACGTTTACAACTGTAAGTGCCTTTATAACTATATGGTCTGTTGTTTTAGAAGATTCTCCGTTTGTTGAATAAGTTTTATTAGTTACTACCGCAACATCTGAAGTCACAATTTCATGACCATTAATTATTCTTTTTGATGGAATTGACCTAAATACTGACATAAAAATTAAATTACTGTGTATGGGCTTTGGAAAGCTCTTAACTTTAATAATTTGTTTAAGTTCTCCGCTTGTAAAGCCTTTTGTTCCATCATTTTTTCCGGACGTAATCTTTCGAGTCTTGTTTTAAGTTCTTCCCACAACATAGCCTTTTCATCTTTCGCTTCTGTAGCCAAAGACGTATAATCCATAGTTAATTCAGAGTCAGGTGTTTTAAGATTACCACTGAACTTACCTCTAACTCTACCTAAAGTTTCTTTACAATATGCGGTAAACCATCTCCTAACCCACGTTTGTGCAGGTGGATTAAGTTTATCCCATCTCATTTTATCTAATGGGACATCAGATGGGAGTCTTACTACGTCTGGATTTTTTGCTAAACAATCTTCTCTATCAAACGTATCATAATACCAATACCAAACTCTATTACGATTTCTTCTCATATTACCAAAATCAAATTTACCTCCAGGAACATTCATTAAGTGAATCGCCTTTTTTCCTTCAGGTAACGCTGTAATTCTATATGTTAAATCACCTGTAATAATTCTTCTTTTAATACTGATGTCTGACATCCTTAATAAGATATCAAATGCTGGAGTAATGAAATAGTTACCCGTAGTCCCGAGTTGTGAAAACCCAGCACCACCACCTAAACCAATACCACCCATACCCCCAAATCCACCCATAAATGGGTCAAAGTATGCCGCATCTAATTCTGAACGAGCAAACCAAAGAAGTTCATTTATTTCTCTACCTGCAGGTATTTCATAAATTTGTTGGTTATCAATTAATTCAATATAATCTTTCTTTAAAACCCAATCACCACCAGCTTGTAAACCCACGATTTTTGAATACGCATATGTGTATTGAGTTTCCCAATCCATACTACGAGTGGATAATGCTCTTGTAATTGATTGTTCATCAAGGTTTAATCCATAAACAGAAGACCACTGAGATTCTATTAACCAATCTTGGACGTGCTGTTCATAATCTTCGATTGAAAGTTCTAATAAAGAATCCATCATTTCGTCCTCTAACTCTACAGAACGTAATGGTGCCCCTAAAAGATTTCGTATTCTTTTATAAAGTTTACTTCTGTCGGGCTCATTTATGATTACAACGTTTGACATAGATTTTTTAATATAAATATCTTATAAATTATTTATGTTACGATTTTCTAATTTTTAACTGAGTAGTGTATAGGTCATTTACAAACCCCCAATTCACAACTTTCCAAAAATTTGAAATGTATTCATCTCTTTTATTTTTGTATTTTAAGTAATACGCATGTTCCCATAAGTCTAAACCTAATAATGGGTATCCATTTTCTTTTTCGGTATTCATTAAGGGATTGTCTTGGTTGGATGTTGTAACAATTTTTAATCTATTATTTTTTGTTAAAATTAACCAAGCCCATCCTGAACCAAATTTAGTTTTTGCTTCTTCACTAAATTGTTCTTTGAATTTTTCAAATGAACCAAAATCTTTTTCTATTTTAGAAAGTATTGGGCCAGATATTTCTTGTTTTTTTGGAGATAACATTTTCCAAAACAAAGCGTGGTTAAACGCACCACCACCATTATTTTTAACTACCTTATTAAATTTAGAAATCTTTTCTATAATTTCCTCAAGGTCTAAATCCTTACCTTTAACTTTTTCTAATTCAACATTAAGTTTTTCAACATATCCTTTGTAGTGTTTATTGTAGTGGGTTTTCATCGTTTCACTGTCAATAAATCTTTCTAACTCATCATAATTGTAAGGTAGTTTATCGATACTTATTTTTTTTATTTCACTAATTAACGTTTCTTTGGAATTAAACTCAACCTCCAACAAAGATTCAATCTCATTAATTTTTTTTGAAAAAGGTTTGTATATTGATTTTTCTTTTGATTTATTATTTTTCTCAAACTTTTTCATTTCTTGTGATGCTTGTGCACTTGCTTCATCTTCATTTTTTCCACCGATATCTTTTCCTTTTTTTCTTTTCAAAATAGTTCTTTGGTGTTCATGTGACCATTCATGCGCCAATGTTCTTAAAACATCTCGATTCAATCTACCTTTAACTAAAATTTTAAGTTTGTTTTTGTTGGTTCTTGAACCAGTTGTCATTTCGCCAGTTCTTTTATTTTGAAATAGAATATCAATATCATCCTTTAATGGATAATTTTTTTTTAGTTGAGTTATAAAATCGTCAATTAATACTTTATCACCCTTTGTAGGTTCAACTCCAATATATTCAATATTCACTTCCATGATAAATAAATATCATCGGATGCCGGAAATCATATTTAACATTTCTTCTATTGAAGATGCCTCATCAAACATATCATCACCCATTACTGTTGAAATGATTTTCTTTTTTCTATTTAATATGTCGTAAATGGCTCCTTCTATTGTGTTTTCAAATAAAGGGTAATAAACTGATGTTGAATTTTTTTGACCAATACGGTGTGACCTATCTTCGGCTTGCGAATGTTCGGCAGGAACAAAAGATAAATCATTCATAATTACGGCTTCCGCTGAGGTTAAAGTGATACCAACACCAGCAGCTTTAAGGTTACCAACAAATACTTTGATTTTATCGTTTGTTTGAAATTCATCAACAGAATTTTGTCTGTGAAACTTAGAACAACTACCATCTAAATAAACTGCAGATTTACCAAAATGGTTATAGATTTCATTTAATGTGTCCGTGAAGTTTGTAAATATGATAACTTTTTTACCTTGCTCTATAATGTTTTCCGCTAACTCGATTGTGTTTTTAATTTTTTCTTTAGCGATTACTTTTCTTACTTTCATTAGTTTTGAAAACTGAATGGTAAGTGATGTCGACTCTTCAGGGTTTTGGTCATACCAATCAAAATATTCACCAACTAACTCTTCGTAGTCTTTTGATTTTAGTCTTAAATAAACGGGAGTAATAATTTTTTCAGGTAAATCCAAAACCTCTTCTTTTAATCTTCGTAGAATATGTGTTTGGGTTCTTTCCCTTAACTCATCAAGATTAGATGCTCCTGTAACATTCCATACCTTTCTTTTCCCAACACTAAATTGGAATCCGTTACAATACCTTTTAGCGTAAGCCATCCAATTCATTGCTACGGGACTATCAACAAGGTTTAATAAATTATAATAGTTCATAGGTCGAGAAGTCATTGGTGTTCCCGATAATAACCATACTCTATTTGATTTACTTGCAATGTCGTTAGCGATTTTTGTTCTTTGTGCTTGTGGATTAGAAATCATATGTGCCTCATCCATGATTACCAAATCAAAATTAATTTTCATTATTTCTGACTTTTCGTTTTCTTTAGCGTCATGGAAATTTTTTAAGATGTCGTAGTTAACAATAACAAAATCATGTTCATCTGAAAATTTCTTACCTTCTGCAATATATACGGTTCTATCTGAATAATTTGCAATCTCCCTTTCCCAATTTATTTTTAAAGATGCTGGACACACAATCAAAACTTTTTTGGCTCCCGTTTCTAAAGCTGCGATGATTGTTGATGTAGTTTTACCAAGACCCATATCATCCGCCAAAATAAACTTTTTATTTTTTACAAGTTTCTCAATTGCTTCTTTTTGGTGTTCCATAGGTGGTCTATGGGTATATTTTTCATAATCGATAGAAATGTTTTTGACTTCGTTATCTTTTAGTAATGCAGATTTTGGCATCCAAAAGTCGTGTAAAGTTTCTCCCGAAAAGATTTTACCCCAAATATGATAAGCCTTATCCTTTTCAACTAACAACTTCTCGACATAAATTTCTGATGGTTCTTTGGTATACATCTTATCTTCCATCAGTTTTTTACCAAAATAAGAGTCTAACTTGACCCATTTTTTAGCAACTTTTGGTTGTAGGGTGTGATAATTATTGATGTAATCCGCCTGAGGTCTTGTAGGTACAAAAGACTTACTATTTTGTTTTTTGTGTTTTAAATTAAGGATGTAGTTATTTGACCCTTCATAATCGTCTAATATTAAAAGGGCTTTTGATTCGGGTGTTTTAGGCACAAAATCTTCCATGATATAATATAATATAATAAAATTAAACAAAAAATCAATCAAAGTATTTATAGGTATGGCAGATAATAGAGTTCCAATAACCAGACTTAATAAGTTTTTCTCTGAAGAAGACTTTAACTTAGATATTTCTATAGGCGACGAATGGTTAGGTGGAGATATGAATTTTACCCTTGTTTTATACCGCATCGATAGACAAAGAACTATTAGTGATGATGTGTACGGTGAAACATTAGAAGACGGAATTCAATTCTTACCACCTATTGAGTTTAAGGGGTATGTTCAAATTGAAGCTTCAACTAATGTTGATTACGGGTCATCAAGATTATCACAATCAGAACCTGGAAATCTTAAAGTTGGTGTTTATCAAAAACAACTTGAGGAGTTGGATATTGATATTAATTTTGGAGACTATATTGGTTATTATGAAACAGAAGATAGAGTTAGATACTATACTGTTGTGAATGATGGTCGTGTGTTAAGTGATAATAAACATACATACGGGGGGTATAAACCTTTCTATCGTTCCATATTGGCTTCTCCTGTCACAGACAATGAATTTAAAGGATTATAATAATGGCATTACCATCAAAAGTTAAAAAAAATTTACCATTAATACCTGAAAAAGTAGGTAGAGAAAGACGACAAGAAATGTTGGACGACATTACTGACTATGGAACTTTTTTACCTAAAGGTGTGTTACATGCCGATTTAGATTTGGGTATGTTGGATTTTGTTAAAGAAAGACTAAAATTGGTTGTAACAGAAAAAACAGTACCAACCGTTGATAAAATTATAACAACTCAAAACTGGTCTCAATTTACTGAGACTTGGAACTTTCAAGATTTAGATAAAAACATTTCATTACCTTTTATTGCGACGGTAAGAACACCTGAAGTTAAATATGGAACTTTTCAAGGAGGTGCAGCAAACATACCAAATAGAAGGCAATTCTTTTATTACACTGTTCCAACTTGGGATGGTCAAAGAAAAGGTGCTGATGTTTACACGATACCCCAACCAATTCCTGTTGATATAACTTACAATGTAAAATTATTTTGTAATAGGATGCGTGAACTTAATGAGTTCAATAAAATTATAATGCAAACTTTTACATCAAAACAGGCTTACACACAAATCAAAGGTCACTATATTCCAATTGTTATGGAAGGTGTTGCCGATGAGTCTGTTAAAGAATTAGAAAAAAGAAAGTATTACATCGCCAATTATACCTTTATTATGAAAGGTCTGTTAATAGATGAAGCCGAATTTAAAGTGTCACCCGCAATTACAAGACAAGTGTCTTTATTTGAAACTGAAACTAGAACTTCTTCTAAACGAGTTAAAATAGAACCACCAAGACCTGACAATTTTGATTTAGATTTATTGTTTGTTGCAGGAAACAATCAATTAACTGAAACATTTAGATACACCGTAGATTTAAAAGTTACTGAAATTGAAAACATAAGTTCTTATGACATCTATTTAAATTCAAACTATGTAGGTAGTGGTTTAACAACAATACAAATAAATGATGGGGACACTTTTTTAATCGTTGTGACCAAATCAAATTTAATTTTAGAATCTAAAATAAAAACAGTAGCTTATTTGGTTTAACTACTCTCCGTAGATATCTTTTGTTTCTTTACAATTTTCCATAATTAACTTTTCTAAAAACTTGTAAATTTTTAAACCGTTTTTATCACAATATTTTTTTAACTGATTGTGTATTTCTGAATCAATTTTTAGGTTTTTTATTTTCTTAACAGGTTTTTTCATAGTAGGTAGAAAAAAGGCAGAATTTATTCTTACTCCCTAATAAATATTATAGGAATGTAAAGTTTTTTGTTATTTGGCGATGTATTTATATATAAAAAATAAATTTAAAATACTTTTATTGACATGGCATCATCTAATAAGGTTTTCGTTTCTCCAGGTGTTTACACATCAGAAAGAGACTTAACGTTTGTGGCTCAGAGTGTTGGTGTAACTACTTTAGGTGTAGTAGGTGAAACCCTACAAGGACCCGCATTTGAACCTATTTTTATAACAAATTTTGACGAGTTCCAAACTTATTTTGGAGGAACAAGTCCTGAAAAATTTGTTAATACACAAATTCCAAAATACGAATTGGCATATATTGCTAAATCTTACTTATCACAATCAAATCAATTATTTGTGACAAGAGTCTTAGGTTTATCAGGTTACGACGCTGGACCATCTTGGTCTATTGTAACAATAGGTAACGTTAACCCCGCAACTATACAAGTAACTGGAACAACAGGACCTGTTACTGTATTATTCTCAGGAAATACAGGAGGAACCGTAACATTATTGTCAGTCCCATCAACACTTAATGTTAATGGTAATTTTTATTTACCTTACACGGAATTTAATGGGGGAACCTCAACAATAGCATCAGATTTACAAACTTATATTTCCAGTCAAATAAATCTTTACTCTACAAGTGCCGCAACTTCAGGTTCAACTTCAGTATTCTGGGGGACAGTAACCGCATCAACATTTACTAGTACAACCGGTGTAACATTAAATGGTACTGGTGTAGTAACATCTTACAGTGAAAACTTTGGTGTTGGAAATATAACGGGAGCAACAGCATCATCATTAAGTGCTCAAACAGTAAATGACTCATGGTATTATGGGTTATTTAATTACTATCAAGGTACAAATGACGTTAACACATATTTTGGACAAGGTATGGGGGCAACTATGTCAACAATATCAGGTAGTTCATCAACAGGTGTATATTCAGGTTCAGTAAGTTTCTTTACTACATCTTATTCAGGGGCACCTTACACAACATACGATGATATGGTTGTTGCAACTTTAAGGTCAAGAGGGGTGTCTACATATAGTAGTACAATAAAAGGACCTTCCTATCAAGTATCAGGTTTAACTGACGTTACTATGAATTGTACGGGAGCTTACTCGGCAGTAACTAAAAACCCTTATGAAACATTCCAAATTAGTGGTGTGACATATGACGGTAATGATTTCTCTTTTGAAACTTCTATGTTATCGACATCTAAAAATTATTTACGTAATGTATTTGGAGCAACTAATTTTGGTAAAAACAGAACTGAAGTTCCTTTATTTATCGAAGAGACATATCCCGCACTTTTACAAACAGGATATAGAGCAGGTCAAATTAGAGGTTTATATTGTGAATTAGTTGATTTACCTGGTGTTAGATATTCACCAACTACAGAATCAATTGCATTCTATTTAGAACAATTCCAAACTCCAGAAACACCTTTTGTTGTATCTGAGTTAAGAGGTAATACAGTTTATAAATTATTTAAATTTGTTCTTATTTCTGACGGTAATTCTGCTAACACATACGTTAAACTTTCAATCGGAAATGTATCATTTGCTAATGGAACATTTGATGTGTTTGTAAGAGACTTTTTTGATAACGACCAAAATGTTAGAGTTTTAGAAAGTTTTACAAATTGTTCATTGGACCCAACTCAAAATAATTATGTTGCTAATAAAATTGGAACATCTAACGGTGAATATGAAGTTAAGTCTAAATATATAATGTTAGAAATGAGTGATGAAGCTCCTACAAACGCACTACCTTGTGGATTTGAGGGTTACATTATGAGACAATATGCTAACGCAACTCCACCATTTGTACCTTACAAAACTAAATACTACACAGCAGGTGAAGTTATCTATAACCCACCATTTGGTTCGACGAGTGGAGGTGATAACCCAGTTATCTCAAGTGGTGAAAATAAAAGAAGAGCATACTTAGGTATATCTAATATATCAGGTTTTGACTACGACTTCTTTCAATATAAAGGAAAACAAATACCAAATAATATCGCTACTGATACAACAGGACCATCTTGGGGTTATTTAACTAAAGGATTCCACATGGATAGCGGAGCTACTGTTGTAACGGTATCAAGTTCATATGTAACTTCAGGTCAATCGGCATTTGAAGTAGGTGCGGGGTCATTTAATTCTGAACCTAGTGATAATACTAATCCATACTACAATTTAATTTCACGTAAATTTACTTTATTAGCATATGGTGGATTTGATGGTTGGGATATCTATAGAGAATATAGAACTAATAGTGACACATTCGCATTAGGTCAAACAGGATTTAAATTTGGGGCAGCAAGTTCAGTAACATTCCCAACAGCAACAGGATGGGGGGCGTTCAAACAAATTTCAGGACCTAACCAAGAAACTTGGGCTAATACTGACTACTACGCATACAAATGGGGTCAATCAACTTTTGCAAACCCTGAATCAACAAACATCAACGTATTTGCAACACCTGGTATTGATTATGTTAATAACTCAAACTTGGTTGAAGATGCTATTGATATGATTGAAACAGATAGAGCAGATTCAATTTACATTGCAACAACACCTGACTTTAATATGTTCTTACCATCTTACCAAGACATCTCTGAAGGTTTAATTTACCCACAAGAGGCGGTAGATAATTTAGATACAACAGGTATAGATTCAAATTACACAGCAACTTACTATCCTTGGATTTTAACAAGAGATACAGTTAATAACACACAAATTTATATTCCAGCAACTTCAGAAGTTGTTAGAAACTTAGCGTTAACTGATAACATAGCGTTCCCTTGGTTCGCATCAGCGGGTTACACAAGAGGTTTGGTAAATGCTATTAG